CTGAGAGTTGCTAGTGAACCAAGCCCAGAAACTTTAGTATTGGGTAAGCTGCCAGTAATGGAACTTGCATCCAGCTTCAGAGCAACCTTACCGCTCTCAATCACCAACCCTCCGTTAGCTTTCAGATCAGCACTCAGTGTGTTCCCGCTCTTTGCAATACCATCCCCAGCAGTTATGGAACCCGTTCCACTAAACTGAGCAAACGCCAAGTTAGAGAGTGTTACATCTTCGTTAGTTGTGCAGACCCAGCCCGTGTCAGCGTAATCTGTTCCCTCCTCCACGAAGAAAAACATATTAGCGGAGCAACTATCATTTGCATTTAAGTCAGTTGCCCTACTCCATGACCCACTAGCTACTACATAAATTCCATTAGAAGACCCTTGAGCGGACACTAGAACGCGATCCCCAGCAACAGATGAAACCCCGTCAATCGTTGGTGTGCCTGACAGGGCTTGTGACGGAGAAACAACGTGTAGCCTGACTGACTCCCTTACGTCCAGACCTTGCACCGCCGCATCAACATCGGCCTTCCGGGCGCAATCGTTCGCGGCTACTGGCGCAGCTAGGTTAGTGATCCTCTTGCTGTTTAGGTTTACGTTAGCAGTAGGGACTGGCATCAAGTTAAGAGGCCCAGCCACTACTGGCCTGTTAGCTGCCTCTCCTCCTGTCTCGGTTCCAGAACCTACATAAAGTATATTGCTGACCTCTTGGAAAGCTAACTCGCCCCTAGCTAATGCAGTTGGCGCAGCCGCTGGGCTGGTGTCACTGCGTTTGATTTTGATTATATTAGACATTAAAAGAATCCTCCATTGAGGGTTTTGTTGTAAACATCTTGGGTGTTAAGTGTGCCGACAGCATCGCCTTGAATATTTAAAATATTTTTCAAAGCCTCTTCAGATAGGGCGTTAGGGTTGTTTCTTTCTATGCCAGCTTGAACAACTTCAATGTGGCTTCTATCTGTACCCGTTGCCGGGTTAATTGCGGTGACAATACTATCTATCCCTTGAACAGACATCTCAAGGGAGACTTTAGCATTTTCTTATTATTGATGACTATTCCGGGGAGTCGGGAACAGTGACTGACACGTTGTTTTGAACAGGAACAACAACGTGATCTGGGCCAAAGCTTTGAAACTTTCTTTGGTCTCCAGTTTGCTCAATCATCTTTTGATTGGCCATTTTGTAAATTAGCTCCGCGTTCTTGCTTATCTGGTTGGCAAGTCCAGTCCCAGCAGTAGCTGCTTTTATTTTGATCTCATCATCCTCTGAGTCTTCAGCGACACCCAAAGCAACTTCCATTAATTTATCAAGCCTGTCGTCTGAAACCAAAACTCGCCCTAACGCGACCTTAATAGCTCCGTGCTGCTCTGCCGCAATTCCAACATCACGCAAAGCTTTGACGGTCTTATCTCCAACTCTAGTAAGGCCAAGCTCCTTAGCTGCGTCATCCAGTTCTTTGGCGGTTAGCTTAGGCGTGTCAGTCTTTGGCTTCCCCACCTCCGCTATACTGTCACAGGATAAGGCTTCAGTTTCTTCTGATGGCGTCTGGCCATCCGTATTCTCTGGCAATTGGGCCGATGTTATCTTCATTTTGTCTTAACCAGCAGTCTTCTGCATACTTTGCTTTTAGCGGCATCCAGCATAAACAGCCCATAGGCTGGCCAGAAACCATTCCACTATCCGCGCTTCCACAAGTCTTTAGGACTTGATGGAACAAGGGGCATCGGTGGCACTTCTTTAAACGAGCCATATAAAGCCCCCTCCTCTCTTTCTTCAGCTTCTGGTTGCTCAAGATCACAGACAACACGTGTCTGGCTGACTTTAGGAGCCGTTGGGCGCACTTTCCCTTTGGGGATGTGCGGCACAAGATAATCGCCCCCTGCGTTGCTGCCGTGACGAACAGCCGCAGCCGGTATAGACGCTTGAGTAACATGATTTAAAAAATATTTTAATATTCTTTTTGAATATTTTCTTACCAGCTTTGTAAACCTAGTAGCATATTTGTATGCCCCTAGCGATTTACGCTGATCTTTTTCATAGGCTCTTACCAATTTTAACCATTGGTCATTAGGTGCAAACGCAATACACCATCCGTGGTGTTTATCTCCGTCTTTCATCTCAATAAGATCAGAGTTAAAAAGCTCAGAGTCCCAGCCCACATTGATTAGAAAAGGTTCTAGCAAGGGGTTAGGGGTTTTCTTTAAAGCTGAAGCCAGCCTTGGAAACTTTGCAAGCATTATCTCTCTCCAGTTGGCCCGGTAGGGTAGGGCATACAATTCCCCAAACCCCATCTTAATAGGCTTCTGTGCGTCAAGAAGATATGCCGGGGCTTCTTGGATCATTGCTGCCCATACAGCTTGAAACACACTTGCTTTGCCTCCTACTCTCTGAACCACATAATTTACAAAGTCCGTTGTTTTTTCTTTACCCTCTTCCCCTGTTTCTTTTTCCAGTTCTGTAGGTGATCTTTCAGCCATTCCGCTTCCTTTTCCGCTTCCTGTTTTTCTTCGTGTACTACTTTCAATATAACTGGAAACTGCATCCTCACTAACCTCTGACCCGCAGGCGTTGGCTCTGGTATGAACGGCGACTTTACCATTACCCACCATTTGTTGTTTTTTTCTTCGGTAAATACTTCAAAGTTCAACTGTTCAAAAAAGTATGCAATATGTGTTTGACACGTGTCAACCTTAGTTGCTAGGTTCTGCCTCTACATATTTTCAGCGCACGGAACTGACGCGCTGACAAGTGTGAGGGGCTACCTGAGAAAGGGGCCAAGCAAAGGCTAGTAATACTTATCACTTGATAAACTCCAAACCGATGCCCCCTTATTAAGAAGGGAACCGCCAGTGGTCTTACGACCGGAGTGCCTTGCTTATGGATTTACAGACTGACCGGAATCCGCTAGTTCCAGCTACGCAAGGATGTCGCCTATACTTTCCGATTACTATACCGGAGGCTATAGCCAACTCCCCTTACACAGGGGAGTCTTGTGCCTACCTATCCTCCTCTACCCGGAGAACTTCTAGCCTACTGTTAGCCGTTAGCTTTATCTATACAAATGAAGACTTACTTCAGTTAGTCTTGGGTAGCTTTACGCTAACTATAGTAGAGCTTTTTAATTTAAATGTTGCAAAATGTAGTTTATTGTATTTATTTCTTGCCACGTGAGCCAATACTTGATACGTTCTGGTGAAGGGCATGGAGGCATTTACAAATGCTGTTCGTGCAACAAGGCTTACTACTCGCCGTTAGAAAACGCTGTACCAATATGTATCACCTGCATCTTTATAATGAGGAACCGTGCTATCCTCATGGAGAACTATGGCAAGTCAGACAGAGATGTGTTAGAGGAGAACACTTTAAAGTCTCAATCTCAGGTTGCAGAAATCATGGGGATATCCCGTCAGAGAGTTCAGCAAATAGAAATTTATGCTCTAAGTAAAGTTAGGGCATATATAGTAAAGTCAGCAGAAACATTAATACCATTACTTATGAATAGTTGTGCTATAGCAGGAACGCTGGTTAGGGACGCAGTCGTCCGTAAGTCAGCAAAGACAGGCAGTGAATTTCTTACTGCCACAATTGTAACAGAAAAACCTTCTCCTAAAGGAGATGGAACAACCTTCTCTACATACTGGGATGTTCTCAGCTTTGGGGATAGGGCAGTTAATCTAGCCTTAAACCTTAAAGAAGGAACCCCAGTTTTTGCCACTGGTGAAGTAGAGTGTAGGACTTATGAAGGAAAGGACGGCACTACAAAGGCCGGTCTTAAACTTGTAGGAAATTTGGGACTCCTCTCTGGGGTTTCAAAGGAAAGCGGAATTGAAGAACCCGTTTTCTAGTACTATGCCCCGTTTGTCATAGTATGATGTCTCATGGTTAAGGACAGTGGAGGGGAGTAGAAATACTCCCCTCTTTCCTTTATGATATGAAACTACTCCAAACAATAGGAATCTTTAAAAAAGAAATGCCAAAAGACCCAAAGCTTGTTAACGCAGTAACTAATTACAGATACAATAAACTAGAGTCAAAGCTTGAATGCTTGATCAAAGCAATTGAAAGACACAAGGAAGAGACCCCAGACCACGATATCCGCATATGTGACCAGACACTTTGGTCAGCCTCTGAAATGATAAACTACAAGAAATGAATACATACATAAATAACCCAATACCACAGCAAAAAACTCCTCAAGCCCCTGACACAGACAAGATAGCTCAAAGCGTATTTAGGACGCTGAACCTCGGTGAGCCAATGACCCTTGAGGCTTTGAAGGTTATGATTAAATGTGCCGTATTGTTTGACCAGAAACAGCACGACTACGGATCAAGAAACATTGCTGGCTGGAATTATAAAAATCAGAATATATTTGGCGTCTTAGTACGCCTTAATGATAAGATACAGCGGTTAGCAAACTTGTTAGAAAAGAAAGAACAACAAGTGGAAAGTGAAAAGTTATCTGATACCGCACAAGACATATGCAATTACGGGGCAATACTAGAACTACTAATAACAGATCGTTGGACATAACCGACAAGGACTATCTTGATGAAGCCATAGAGGGACTACAAGAGGTCATAGCCGAGAGTATGTGTGAGATTGGTTTAATAGAGGTTGAGGTAGATAACTCAAACATAGAATCAATCACAAAAATGTTACCCCCGTTTACAGCGTTTCTTTTAGGAAGAATGGTTACTCTTTCAGACATAAGACATGAGCTTTATTCTAAAGAAAGAGTACTCCCTTGGGTAAAAAGACCAGAAGATAACTAATGACTGCGCCCAAAGAGATAAGTGTTCTAGGATTAATTTATAAAATCCAATACGTATGCTTAGAGGAAGTTGGGCAAGACAAGCTTGGCTGGTGTGACACAACCGGACTTATGATTTACATAGTTGAAGATCAACCTAAGTCAGCATTAGCCAACACATTCCTACATGAGGTTATTCACACCATTAACTACAGTATGGGAATAAACTCAGGAGATGAAGAGAACCTCACAAACAGACTAGCCAACGGGCTTACAGCTTTCTTTAAAGACAATCCAGACGCACATAAGTGGTGGACAAGCCTTCTGAAGGACTCTACAAAGCGTAAGGCTACAAGGAGGCCAGCGGCTAAGAAAAAGTCCAGCAGGAAGCGCGTCAGAAGCAGGAAATAACATCATGGATAAAGAGAAGTCTCCCAGTGAATTAATGACCCCCGGCAGTATTGCAGCCGTTGGTAGCGGATGTACGTGTCCAGTACCCGACAACCGCAACGGAAGAGGGTGGCCAGACGAAAACGGCAAGGCAGTGTTCTACTTAGCGGACAATTGCCCAATGCATAGGCCCAAAGATAAAGAAGAATAGCTTTATAGACGGCCCTAACAGGGAGGATTAACTACCCACCGTCTATACCCCCGCCCTATGAGTATAGGTGTCGGGGGTTTTTTATGCTCAATTGATCAAATGCCAGTTGGTATTCCACCTATGCTTAATATTCTTAGCCTGTTTAACCGCATTCTGTAATATTTTTTCCGCTCTGCTGTTGGGATTCTCTTCTTTCACTTGTTTTAAGGCCAATACTAGGTTCATAAGTAGTTCTTCCATAGGGGGGATGCATTATACACACGCCCCCTACCCCTGACCAAGGCGTAAAACAGGAGGGTGTTTTTAGGATTTGGCTCAGAAAACCCGAAAACCCATATATATATAGCAGGAGGGCTGGGGCTGGCCGCCCCGGTGGTGGGGTAGGCATGGGGAAAAACCGCGCCCGGCCCAACGCCAAGCCAAATTTGCGTTGGATTTGCCCGTGAAACGGTTTTACCCCCATAAACATTGCCTGTTATGCATAATGTTTATTATGCATTGGGGCAAAAAACGGGACGGCGTAGGCAAAACCGGGAAAAAAATTGCCCCGTGCGGTGATATAACACACGTTGAAAGGGGCAAAAAACGTCCCCGGCAATACTGTGACAGTACAAAAACCTAAGCAAAAGCGCAGTTTCTGGCCTTTTGACTAGGTGTCCGAGGGAACCATTGGACGGAATCTACCAGCAGAAACAAGGACTGATTCTTTTGCCCCTCCTAGCTCAGGCACTAGTAAAATCGCCGCCCTTCGGGGACTTGCTAGAATTTGGCAAGTGTTAAAAAACGCGCCCGGCCCGTCGCCGGTAATGGCGGGACTAGTTTTGCACCTTCGGGGAACCTTGGCGGGTTTGGCAATTAGTAGGTGAGGGAATGACCTAGCAATCCCAACGCTCTACCAACTGAGTTGGCTGCGGTATGTCCCGCAGAAAAACCAACCAACCGCAAGTGGCTGCGCGATAATGACCAGTAAAAACATGGATCTAGCGTGAGTTTGAAACCAGCAACTTGCAAACAGTACGGAAACGGGCAAGCCGGAAAGCTAGACAAAAACATCCGGCAAGCGGTTCAAAGGCTTAAACATGATGACCGCGCAAAGTGGCTGATTACTTACCAACCAGTAAAAACAAGGAAAGCGTAACAATCAGACACAGCAAAAAGCCAGCAAAGAGCAGAGACCGGGCAATCCCGGTCACTGTCTCTTTCAGCTTATACTGTGACAGTATAGGTTGAGAGAGACAGTGTTTTGTCTCAAGGCGCACTGCAAGACTGTGGTGCGCCTCCTCTTTAACCAAAACAGAAAGGATTATTACTATTATGGCAAACGTAACTAAAGAGCAGCGCGAGAAACTTCTCAACGCAATCTTCACCGCAACTCAAGACTCCTCAAAAAAGCTAGGAGCTTATGAAAAAAGTGAAGACAAGTTTCGTGAGAATGTGAAGGCTTGCCTTGTCACAATCATTGGGGAAAAAGACTTAACCACAGAACGCTACCAAAAGGTCAAGTCTGTGAAAACAAAGATTGATGAACTGGTCGCAGAGATTGAGGGCAAGGCAATTGAGGGCGGTTTTTCTAAGAGCCACGCAAAGAACACTGTCAGCAAGACCTTGACAGAAGACATTGGCTTGAAGCGTCGCGAAGCTAAAAAGCCCGCCAAAGAGGACACCAAGACCGAGGAAAAGGTGACTGAGGATGTGCAAATTGAGATCGTGCAAGATGCCGAACCGTGGCAAAAGGCATACGCCTTCATCTTGAACATCAGCGGACAAGACGCAACAAAGGCCAAGGCAATGGCACTAAAAGTTCACCGGGCCTTTGATGCTGCAATCAAGTCTGGTGAATTAAGTGAAGCGGCATAATTTGCCGAGACCCCTTCGGGGGTCTTTCCTCACTATACTGTCACAGTATACCAAGGTAGCTCCTTGTTATCGGTAGCACCGAACAAAAAATCAAGGGCGTGATACCTGAGTCGCGGTGACAACAGGATCATGTCTACTGTACAGTGTAGTGAGGAGAGACTTCTCAATATGAAAAAAAGCAATGGATACGTAATCTATGAAGACACGTTTCGTGTGGTCATAGCAACTGGCTTTAAAACAAAGTCAGCTAACATAAAGACAGGCAACATGATACAGATATGGATTCTGGTTAAGTCTGAGAATCCTGTGTCTGCTATTAAGTCTGGGCTGGATGAACTGGTATGCGGGGATTGCCCTTTACGTGGGGAAATATGCTACGTAAATGTTGGCCAAGCTCCGCTTGCAATTTGGAGATCATGGGAAAACGGGAACTACGGGTACGCCGGGAAGTTTGACGGGCAAGGCTGGGTTCCTGACAAGGCAATGCTTCGCCGATTGTTTCAAGATAGAAGCACTAGGTTTGGTGCATATGGTGATCCAGTGTGGATACCCATGCCAATAGTGAGGATCATTGCGGCAGCATCTAAAAACTGGACAGGCTACACGCACCAGTGGAAGAACCCGTTGCTGCAAGGATACAAGACCTACTTCATGGCGTCTGCCGATACGGTTGAGCTAAAAGAAAAAGCGCACGACATGGGCTGGCGTACTTTCAGAGTGGCTGACATTGGAGAAGAACCAAGCTTCGGGGAGATTGTATGCCCCAACACAACGCACGGTGTGCAGTGTGAGAAATGCGGGCTGTGCCAAGGCGCGGCAAAAAAGTCAAAGTCAATTGTGATTACTGTCCACGGCAGTAAAAAGAAAAACTTCACAAAAGTAAGGAGTGAAGTAAGGAACATCAACTATACTGTCACAGTATAACAAAGAGAAAGGTATTGAATGATAGCATCTAGGATAATCAACCAGCACGTTACAAGACGCAGGAGTAAGATCATATTCCGTTGCCAGTACTGGGAATGGTATGGAGATGGGGAACCATCGGAAGGGAACGGAAGGTACAAGCCAAAAGGGGCAAGTGATTTTTCCATCATGGTCAATGGCTGCAACTATAATTACTTGATGTATTACAAGGATGAACTAGTCAAGTGGTTCAAGGAGTGGCTTGTTAAGAAAAACATGAGCTACACTCAAAAGGGCAAGGTGTACACCATGCATGAATTGAAGTTCGTTGAACCGGAAGACTCAAGCTGGGATGTCACCGCAGACTACAACGCTTCGGAAAGGAAAGATGTCTGGAGACTTTAAAACGCCAAGACTTATAGCTATGCAAACAATTCAGCAGCACAGGCAGCAGCAGAAAGAGAGTGAGTCCCGTGCAATAGCAAAGCTAATTGAGCATGATGTACTGACGCATGAAGCAATCGCCAAGATGTACGCCATAGCCAGCATGAGGGAATCGTGGCTGAAGATTCAAGACCAATGAGACTTGGAATGGATATGATAGGAGGGGACGCCCCTCCTGAGATGCGCCAAGACCAGAAGGTTGTCGCCTTGGTTACTCAACAATACTGTCACAGTATAACAGAGTCAGGCGGTGACATCATGCTTGAGGACGTTTCAACTGGAAGAACATCGGTGCAGTACCGCAACTATAGTTCTCCCCCATCTGATGTGTGGGTGTGGGCTGTGGTGCATCGTGATGATTGGGGGCATGAAATGGTAGCTCTTGCCCATACAGAAAAGAGTGCCATGAAAATGGCTGAAGCTTTCATAAGCTTTAGTGGTGGCACAGCAAAAGTAACTTTAAGAGAAAGGATATTTAATGAAAGAGTTTAAGGTAATAGTTAAGGAAGTCTTTAAGTTCCGAGATGGGACGAGTGAAGAGCGCACTATCATAGAGCGCATCACCTCTGAACAAAAGTCGCTGGAAGAAATTCTGGATGACATCAATGAAGAAGCAGGCGTGGCATATCGTGAGCCGTGGGAGTAATGAAAGAACAACATAACATGATATACCATACCATCAGACATGGCATGGTGAAAGGAACAGCAACCACCATTAGGCTTGAGCATAAAGTGAAAAGCTTTGCCGAACTGGTAGAAGAACTGGACAGGTTTAAAAAGCTACGCCCAAACGCTTTGCCTCTGGTTGGAATAAGAGAAGGAGAGAGGACTGAGTACACCGGCTGGGCGGTTGACTTAGGGGACAAGGAGTTAATGCAGGCATATAAAACATCAAGCAAATTATGACAGTAACATACTACGTTACAGTGAAGAGTGGGGATCACGTACAATCCCACAAGGTAGACGGAGAAGGTGAGAGCCTGCTCCAATGTTATACATCTGTGATCAATCAGATCGCAGAGTCGTTCCCTTCAGACAAGGGGCATCTAATTGTTGGAGTTAAGTCCAACGGCACTGGAGGCATTCGCCTCTGAAACACAACTCTCACCGCTTATACTGTCACAGTATAGGTGGTGAGAGATACAAACAGAAAGGTAGCAGAATGAGACGCGCAGTTGGATACGCAAGGGTGTACAGAAGACGCGCCGAGATAGACCCCAAGTGGGTACTTATCCCCGGCAATACATACTCCATCAAGGATAGCCTTAAATCTTTAGGCTGCAAATTTGGAGAGAGGAACGGAGTCAAGGGCTGGTTCTCTGACCCAGACTCCACTCATATGGATGAGATCAATGATCTTGTGAAGACACTCCCGCCAGCACCGGACTACTCAACATGGGTTCCGCTGACTGGCAAGACCTTTGAGATTAAACAAAGCCTCAAAGAGAAGTACGGAGCTAGATGGAACAGTCAAGATAAGGTATGGGTTGTGCATCCAGACAAGGCAAAGGACGCACAAGATTATGTTAACTTTGTGACTGAAGTTAAAAGAACCACCAACACAATCCCCGGATTTCATTGTGAAAAATGTGGGGCAACACCAGCATCACAAAAAGGTGGGCGTATGCTTTGTGATGATCACATCATAGAAGAACTTGAGTTGTCTCAAGTTGATAACTGTGCGTAAAAAAATATGTTGACAAAGGATGACGCTTGTTTTATATTGTCGTTCTTTGTTGACGGTTAACAACAAAAGGCTGGCGGCTTGCCTTTGATAGTCGCAAAAAAAACGCTATATGAAAGCAATAAAAGCTTATACCTCTACGCTAGAGGTCATCAAGATGGGCGTCCTTGTTTGTATCAACATGACTCGGACGTATCTCCAAAGCAAGGGGAAACAAGGTGCAGCATTAGTCCCAATAATTTGGGGCGGCGTTGGGCTGGGCAAGTCCCAATTATGGGGCCAAGTATCCAAGCAAATTGACATGGAACTTGTAGACATTCGGACAAGTGACAAAGACCCAACTGATATCGGCGGTCTTCCTTGCCCGGACACTGACAAGGGTCAGGTCAGGTACTTGCAGTCTTCGCAGATGGAGAGAGTACTCAAACAGTTTGATTCAAAGGGAAACTACATTCCCAAGAAGCGCAAAGGATGCATCCTATTGTGGGATGAGAAGGATCGCAGCACCACTGAGGTACAGAATGCAACGCTCCAGCTTGATCTGGATCGCTGCATCAACGGCAGGGAATTAGATGATGATGTCTACGTTGTCGGTGCTGGCAATGCAGACTCGGACATGGGGACTACACCTTTGTCATCGGCGGCGGCGACACGCTTGATCCACTTCTATGTGGACAGTACGTCAAGTGCTGCCGTTAAAGGCTGGCAGAACTGGGCAACAGATCAAGGCTTGCCGTCTTGGTCTATTGCGTTTGCTGATTACCGAAAGGAAATCTTTTGCGGGGAAGAGGTGGAGTACACCGAGATCACCAAGTGTACCCCTCGGACATTTGTCTGGGCTATCAAGCTGATAGAGGAGTGCCACAAAATCGGCGGCTATGCTACCCGGCCAGAAGTTATTAAGTCTCTGGTCTACGGAACCATCGGCTCCGTTGCCGGTCAGGAAGCACTGGCATTCCGCAAGCTCAAGGAGTCAGTGCCTGACGCTGATAAGATCATTGCTGATCCAGAGGGAGTAAGCGTACCAAATGGTGCTGACTCTTTTGGGATACTTTACATTGCCACTCAGCACCTCGTTGACTACGCATACGCTGATGGCAAAGAGGACACTGAAGCCACACGTGCTTTCGTTAAGTACGCCAATCGCTGGCCAGATGAATGCAAGGGCGCGTTCTTTAACGCAGCCTTACACAGAGGTCTCAAGGTCGCTGGCCTTGAGGAGTTTAAAACGTGGGATGAGGAGCGCAAAGCTGCTTAATCCTGTCACAGTATAACATTATTAAAAACGCTATGAATGACACAACAGCATTACAACGGCTTAATGAGAACTGTCTTCTCGTTAAGATAACAACTGGTCTACCCGGCCAGACCTACACATCCAAGACCGCAAGCCAAGATGCTTGTATGGCAAACAACGCCAACAAGGACAGGGTGAAGAGTCAGGTCTTGAAGTTCACCAACAAGGACATCAAGCCGTGCCGCAAGGTACGTGATGAGGCAAAGGCAATGCTTAACTCACTTTCTCATCCTTGGGACTCACATGGTAAAAGGCTGATACAAGTCAGCACATACCAGAACATCAAGCAGCGGCTGCAAGATGCACGTGCAGAGTTCTATGACGAGCGGGACAAATTCGTCGGACGCTACTCTGAGACAAGGCAACGTGCCGCCAATGATCTCCAGACTTTGTTTGACCCGGATAAGTTCCCGTCAACACAGGAAGTGGGCGATCAGTTTGTCTTTGATATAGAGACAGAGGCTATCACTGATGTAAACAACATCATCATCAAAGGCTCTGTTGAATTGACAGAGGAAGTTAAGCTTGAGACTGAGCGCAAGTATGCCCGGAAGCTGAATGATTCAGTGAAGGAGATTGCTGGCAGGATAGTTGATCAGATCAAGACAAGCATGGCATCCATCAAGAACTTCCATGAGAAGCAGATCAAAGGAGAGAACACAAAGTTCTTCGCCACTGCTCTGACTGGAATCACTACGCTATGTGATGCCTTGCCTTCACTCAACATCACTGATGATGCAGACATCAAAAATTTTGAGAAGCAAATCCGTGACAGTTTATATCAACTGGATGCTGACCAAGTTAAAGAGTCTGCCGCTGTGCGTGAGGAGGTAATGGAAGCAGGAGACTCGTTGCTCTCTGCGCTTGAGAACTACAACCCAACAGAGGTATGAGTAATATAATCCCTATGTATAAGAACGGCCTGACCCCGAAAGAGAAGATCATCAACGCACAAGATTATCTTTGGTCAGAACATCCAATCGGAATCCCATTCCTTTCCAAGTGGAAGATCGTTGAGGACTCTGGCATTGAGACCGCCTGCACAAACGGCAAGTATTTACGCTACTCTCCTGAGTGGATTGATAAGCTGTCATCTCAAATTGTGAAGGGCATCATGCTGCATGAGGTAGCTCATGTTTTATTCGCCCATCATGTGAGGCGCGGTGATCGTGACCCAAGGCTGTGGAATGTGGCGGCTGACTTGGCAATCAACTCGCACCTTGAACCTTGGTATAACAATCTTGGGATACTGAGTGACCTCAAGGGGGACGGTGTTGCTGCTGGGATATTCCCACTTGAAGGCAATTACTTATCCATGCCCCCCGGTAAATCTGCTGAGTGGTACTATACCAAACTAGTAGAAGAGATTAACTCTGAAGAAGAGGATGATCAATGTACTGATGGGGACGGTGATGGTGAGGCAGTTGGAGACTCAAGCCAGCCCGGCAGGCAAAGCCTTGGCAATGCTGATGTCAATGAATCCACTGAGCAAGGCACGGGGGAGGGAGAGGCAGACACTAATAGCCAACCAACAAGTGGAGGCAGCCCGTCTAAATCTCAAGCCGAGGAAGACAAGTTCCAAGAGAGGGTTAAGAAGTACCTTGGTGATGATTACAACAAGCCAAGCTTGGGGGGTGTTGAGGATGCCCCTACCTCTGAGCAACAAGACGCCGCCGAGGTGGAGGAAGAGTGGAAGGACATGGTTGCGGACGCTGTTGTCCTGCAAAAGCAACAAGGCAAGGGTCTTGGTGAAGGGTTGTCCATGATGGATCACGTGAACAAACGTGCCAACAATGGATGGGCTTTGCTTCGCCAATGGATATCCAAGAAGGCTCTTGGCGGGTACACTTGGAAGAGACCATCAAGAAGACACGGTCATCGGCGTGGCGTGATGCTACCCGACAACAAGACCAAGAACAAAACCACTGGGGTTGTTATTGTGGACACCTCTGGCAGCATGGGTGATTCAGAATGTGCCGAGGCAATCAACCAGATTGACAAGATCATACGTGAATACCGCAACGCTACAGTGACTTTAGTGCAGTGTGATACAAGAGTTATTGAAGCAGGCACTAGGACGTTCACTAACGCAAGCTTCCCCTTGAAGATTCCCAATGAATGGTACGGCAGAGGTGGCACTAATATGATCCCATCAATCCGCTGGGTTCAGCAAAGAGCATCTGAATATGATTGGTGCTTGATAGTGTCTGATATGTATTGGGAAGTAATGTGGCAAGACCATGCCGTCCCACACACAGGAGTGCCTACAGTTTACGTAGGAATCAACACTGACCCGGAGGCTGACATCAAGCCAGACCATCCGCAGACACACTACATCAGCGTGGAGGTGGCTGCATGAATTTGAGAGGGGCGGTACATACAGCTATTAAGATTGCTGACAGGATTCATTGCCCTGCATTGATCGCCGCCTCTCTCTACTTTATACTGTAACAGTACAACAATATAACAATGAGTAATCCAAACCATGCACAGTACGTCAGAGATGAAGCGTACAAATACCATAAACAAATCAGAGAGCTTGACCTTCTTCATGTTTCAGTGAAGCAGCACAACGCAAAGGCGTTTAAGTACCGTCTGGAAAACAACCCGGATGATATAGCTGAAGCCGTTAAGCAAATGATAGATGGAGACTTCGGCTTCGGCTGTAGTTTGTCCATTAAAGAAATGATAGATGGATCAATAAGCGGGGCAACGCAGGACAAGATCATATGTTTTGCAGCAGCAACCGCTTGGTTCTGTCCCCTTGGGGCAGCGCAATCAGCACTGATGAGCTTGGATAAGTACAAGCGCAGTGTCCTTGAAGGAATGGTGGACGTTGCTGTCCTCAACTACCGTAATGATGTAAGTGAAGGACGCACTGAAAACTTTTCTGCCATGAAGGCAGGAAGAAAGGCTGTAAAATTATGAATGAAAAAAACAAATCAGAAGATATGATATTAGAAAGCGGAACCCACAAAAAAAGAGATTTAAATACATCTCCGTTCTTACGTGAGATGCATAGGTCTATCTCTTATGGGGGGCGCACTATGGCTCCGCTTGCAACCAAGGTTAACGCCCCGTTTTCTAACAAGACGAAGGCGACTAACAGACAGAAGCCACGTAAGAAGAAGTAACCATGAGTGAAAGTGATAAAGAAATAAGCTGGGATATTCCCACAACTGACAAGGAGATAGAACAGTTAGTTGATAGTTGGGTTTGGAATGAAAGCATCTTTGGTATCTATGATTTCCTAAAAGATGAAAGCCGTTCCTTTCAGAAGAAAGTTCTCAAGCAATGCTTGAAGACATTCAGTGACGGGAGAAGCTTTGATAGCTTTTTAGATTTAGCCAGCCACTTAGACCACGAATGCCTCGTAACCCAAGCTCAGACCGCGCAAAAAAAATCCGACTGCAAGGATTAATATACTTCATCCTCCAAGGAGAGGACTTGTGGCAGAAGCTAACAAGAGAAGAGTTTGAAAGATTGGGGTGGGACGGCAAGACCTACGTTAAAGTGGGGCGCACTGTTGATATCCGCAACAGGCTTGAGTCTTTGCAGTGCGGCAATCCTATGAAGCTTCATCTACTTGGGGCTGTTGATGGCGGGCCAGATACTGAAAGAGCTTTTCATAAATGGTTCCATCCCTACAGACATGAGCGCGGGGAATGGTTTCATTACTCCTTTAGGGTAGCCCAATACATAAACTCATTAAACTTGTATGGCGTTGAAGGCAACTGCAACAGGCTGACAGGCCCGGATGAAATGCTCATGGGTTGTGAGTGCGTATGGCAAATGGAAGACTTAATCTACCACATAGACCGCGAGGCATCTGATGAGGATAGGGAGAGCAGGGATATATAAAGTTGTAGCGCAAAGTTTAGCGGTTGGAACTAAAGACCACTCCGCTAAAAGAATACTGGAGGCAACGCAATGCGTTGTCAGGACACTGAGAGATCAAGGATACTACGTTGAGCCGATACATAAGAAAAGTTGCGCTCGCGCAGTTCAAAAACTAATAGACAAATATGGAACCTAAATACACTACGTTAAACCGATATGATAAAATCAGAGAGATTTGCAAAGGGTACTCTGATAAGATCATAAATGAGAAAGAGAAGATCGTGCTTCTAAAGAAAGCAAACGGACGCACCCTTCAAGAGATCGCTGATGAAATGGGATGCACCAAACAAAACATAAGCGTCTTGAAATGCAGGGCTGAAAGATACCTAAAGAAAGGTGAGCGCAAGAAAAGAGGAAGGCCGAAAGGTTCATTTAAAAAAATGCCAGAAGAATACGTAATTAAACTGTCAAGGCGGGAGCGTGATAGCTTGTTAAGCAGCAGGGATATCAAGGCAGCTATAATGAGTGCCGAGGCTAGGTCTCATCCTTATTGGACTCACGCAATGGTGAATGTGTTGGATCAGATAGCTGAACAAAACATTAATACTGTCACAGTAAAGGAAGAGGAACTGTTCTAATGAAGAAGCCACGCCATGCAACTCACGTAAAACTCTCAACTACATTTGAGGGGACTAAACGTAAAGCAATACTAGATATTAAGGACATGGATTGTATCGCGGGATGCCCCGGTACAGTGACCTACCTTCGCCAACTACGGGACAAAACTTATGAAGAGCTTGGGGCTTTTGAGTTTGATGGTGAGTGGCCAATTAAAGAAAAGGAAAAGAAAACAATCACAATAAAGTTCGTTAATAAAAATGAGAATGAATAGGAATGATACTAACCAGTATGAGCAGTCTGACTTCGTGCCTGACGATGCCTATGTTGGCATGGCAAAGGCAGTGGACGATGGCTTTAAGAAGTTCTTGAAGAAGCGCGGCTTGGATGCTGCGCCGAAAGGATTCAACTACAGTAAAACAAAAGAGAAAGATAAATAGAAATTACCATTACTTGACTGTGCCTTGGCGTGTTGATAGCTTGGTCGCGCTGCTGGTTTATGTAGCGTTTTCCAGTAGCTATTAGCACTCCATAGCTAATCGCCCTTTAAGTGGGGATCACTCCACTGCGGGGCTTACCAGTCACGAACCTAGACCTCATAACCAATGGTTCGTGGCTGGTTTTCTTTTAACCACAAACAAAACTACTAATGAAAATAATAACTACAATAATACTGTGTTCCGTTGTGATGTACTATGTGATAGCACAACCCAAGTTCAAACCAATAACAACCACTGCCTCTTGGTACGGTGGTAAAACAGACGGGCTTGTCGGCAAGCTAACAGCATCCGGGGAACCGTTAGATGACAAGGCTATGACTTGTGCCATGCCTGCGGGCATACCTTTAGGGACTAAGGTTCGTGTCACTCTTGGTAATAAGTATGTCATTTGCAGAGTGAATGATCGCGGCCCTTGCCAACGGCGGCATCCTGACAGGCAGATTGATTTAACAAAGGCAGCTTTCAGTAAGCTTGCCCATCCAGATGCTGGCCTTCTGAAAGGAGTCAAAGTTGAAATCATATCTATACCTAAGAGTAAATGAAGAAGGAGTACAAAAGGCAGCGGATGAAGAGCATAGCCAACATGAATGCCGCCAAGCGGTTTATGAAGGCAGAGGCAGAGAAGAACATTGAACTGGTTCAGAATAATAAAGCAGTGATTAAAACTTCTTCCTTACCAAAGCTGAAGCTGTTGTACCTAGCACGTGAAGCTTCAGACCAAGGCTGCTTGGATAAGCTCATTGAAGCTTATGAACAAGTACTAAAACCCAAGCTACTTATCACCTCAAGGTTTGAGTATAAGCATGAAATTCAAGATAAAGGTAATTAATATTTGGCTATTGCATTTATTTGTTGCGTACATAAAACAATTTAATTACCCTACCCCTGCTTAAATAATGCGTTACGATCCAAGTAAATATGAAACAGTTGAGGCCAGACTTAAAAGGCTTCACGCTACAAACCCCAACGTCACCGTACACACGGACATCCACTGGCACAGTGATGACTTCACAATGGTCTGCTTCAAGGCCGAACTACATGAGAATGGAGATGTCATTAGCACGGGCTTCGCGATGGACTGGAAACAGAAAGACCGAGGGGCAACCACTACCAACTGGGTAGAGACTTCAGAAACATCTGCAATAGGCAGAGCAATCGCCAACTCAAAGTATCAAGACAAGGACGCTCAACGTCCCTCACTTGAGGAGATGGAAATCGCAGCTACTCGTAATGAGTCCGGTAGTCAAATGACCCAAGCAAAGCCTGCTGATTCACCGGCTAAAAAAACCAAGGCTCAACTTCTTGAGGAGGTAGTTGGTGACAATGAGAAATCAGTGAATGAATTTCTTCTCTCACGGGAGGAGATCAAGAGTGATCAAACCTATCGGGACGTTAAGGATTCATATGCAAAAAGCATAATCCAGTACCCGGCTAAGTTTCTAGCCTTAGCTGTAGCACACAGTGCCAAATCCTAGCACACTAGAATCACAATCTCAGGATGAGAGGGGCGGCTTGCCAAGTGCAAGCGGCATCAGTCGTGTGGTGTATTGCCCCGGCTCTTTAAAGCTGGAGCAGCAATCCCCCCCTCAACCGGAATCACCTTGGGCTGCACGAGGCACAAGGATACATGGCGTCATGGACGGCAGCGTCAGTCGGTTGGACTTGACCAGTGAAGAGTTGGATGTTGTCTCTGAACTGGAAGAGTATGATAAGCTGCTGTTCCATGACTGCCATGATATTGAGAGAGAGATCAGATATTGGTACAGCCACAACGGCAACCGCATATGGTCAGGCAAACTGGACATAGCCGCGAGGTGCTTGAACACTGGCAACGGTGTGGTCTGTAACTACAAGACAGGCAGAGGTCAGGACACTGTCATTAATAACTGGCAGGCAAAAGCTGAATCTGTTTTGTGGTGGCAGAAGTGGAGAGACCAAGGCATGAAGGAGGTAAGGTACTGCTTTGCCCAACCCGAATCTATTTATGATCACGTTCTCTGTCATACATTCAGTGAAGAAGAGTTAATAAAAGCAGAGAAAGATATACGTGATGCAGTCCTGCTTGCCTTGTCCGGTGATGGATGGCTTGAGCCGGGAGACAAAGCCTGCCAGTGGTGCAAGGCTAAGTCCTTATGCCCGGCATTGCAGCACAAGATTTACGCTTACCAAGATATACCTGACAAAAACTTTTCTGAAATGTCAGAGAAGGAACGTGGGCATTACTTGTCAGTGGCACGTGAAGCTAAAGATGCAGCCACTAAAGTCTATGAGGATTTAGCTGAACAAGCTAAAAAGTTAATAGCCAATGACGACAATGTTGATGGATGGTATATGGCTCGCGGAAGAGAAATCAACTCAGTGTCTTCAACTAAAGTGGCGTTTAAGTTGGCTGTTGAACTAGGCATTCCTGCTGATGAGTTTTATTCAAAGGCTTCTATATCTACCAGTGCATTAGAAAAGCTGGCAGCTAAACATCTTAAAGTAAAAGAACCAAAGCAGTGGGTGCGTGACAATTTTCACGCTGTAATCAATAGCGCAAACGCAAAGCCATCACTTAAAGCTAAGAAGAAATGAATGAGCAAGACTGGCAAAAGTATAAGAAGCATATTGCTGAAAGCATTCCAACTGTTCAGCGGTTAGTTAATTACCTTTTGTCACGTGGGCATACGGTGCAGATACCGCCCACTCACATTGCCACTAACCAGAGGGATCGTCTAAACATGACGGACTCTGGTGATTTCTTTTTAGTCCAACGCTGTGAGGTTAAACAGACTCGCCAAGTATTTAGCGGGCCACATGATTGGCCTTACCAAGTAATTATAATCTGCAACAAGAACTCTTTTGATAAAAGGAAAGGGGCCAAGCCGTGCTACTACATCATACCTTCGGCTGACTTTAAGTGCATGATAGTAATAGATGTACAGAAGACAGAGAAAAGCTGGTGGGCTGAAGAGAAGAAAGACAGTCGCTACTCTGACGTTGTGGAAACATTCTACGTCATAGACAAACACAACCCCAACATAAGCTGGGAAACAATCTATGCCAATAAACAGCAGGCGTAAGGGCGCGGTAGCGGAACGTGCGTTTCGCGATGAACTAAGAGAGGCTGGCTACAAGGATGCTATTCGCGGATGCCAACACTCTGCCATCGGAGCAGATGGAGGAGCAGCCCCTGACGTAAGATGTGATTCACTTAACAAGTTTCACTTTGAGGTGAAGCACCGTGAAAGGGGGGCTACACGTGATGGGTATGCCCAAGCTAAACGTGACGCGAAAGAAGAACAGATACCAGTGTTTGCGTTTAGAAAGAACCATGCGCCGTGGCTTGTTGCCATGTCGCTGGAAGATTTTTTTAAGTTGGTGAGAGAACTGCCAGAAGAGTTCCAAAAACTGTGACAGTATAAGCTATGGAGAAAGAGTTAAGAGTGCCGCCTCACAATGCGGATATGGAGGAAGGGCTTCTGGGTTGCCTAGTTGAAGACCCAAAGGAAGCACTAAGTGGTTTTGTCTCGGAGCATCCCGCTTGCCGTGGATATTTCTATGACATCAAAAACCAAATAGTGTTCAATGCAATTATGAAGTTGCAAGATGATAGGCAGAACATTGATCTGCTTACTCTTATAAACGTCCTTAAAAAGGAGGACTCATTAGATGATGTGGGAGGCCCACAATATGTAAGCGGACTCTCTGACAAGATGAGCGTCCCAAGCAACTGGCCATACTACGCTAAAGAATTACGTGACTACTGGATTAAGCGGAAGCTTATTGAGTCAGGCCATCAAGCTGTTAAAGAGGGGTATCATTCCCCTGACGCATCGCAGGCGTTGGACTGTGTGCAAAGAGATATCCTACAGATAGCGCAGGACAACGCTGGCTCTGGTGAGCGCAGCAATACAGACATGGTTGCTGAGTACATAGCAAAGGTTGAGGCTGGCCTGCTTGACCCAAGCTCATTGCGTGGGATTAGCTGCGGCTATGCTGACATAGATGAGAAGACAATGGGACTTCAGCCAGCCAGTGTAACCATACTTGCTGCTCGCCCAAGCATGGGCAAAACAAGTTTGGCTTTGTGCATGGCAAGGAACATGGCCGTGGATAACAATGAGTCAGTGGGTATCTTCAGCTTGGAGATGTCAGCGGAGTCATTAATAGCCAGACTCATACATACACAAGCCAAGGTAGGCAGGGATGAGGTGGCTGCTAACATGGGGGCTATGGCTACGGCAGCTTCTGCTATTGCAAACGCTCCCATATTTATAGATGACAGGAGTGCATTGTCAGTCCAACAAATCTCGGCGGCGGCACGTAGGATGAAGCAGCAGCACGGCATTAAGGCTTTGTTCATTGACTACCTACAGTTAATACGTTCAACAAGGGACAAGGGTTCGCGCAATGACGAGGTTGCTGAGATTAGCAACGGCCTTAAAGCAATAGCAAAAGAGTTGAAGGTTCCTGTCATTGTGCTGAGTCAGTTGTCACGGCAAGTGGACAAGGACTCCAGACCTCCCAAGCTATCTGACCTTCGTGATTCCGGGGCCATTGAACAGGACGCTGATATTGTTTTGTTTATTTGGCGCGACCCTAATGTCCCCCCGATAGGGCCGGGGCTGCCAGTATTTGTTAGTATTGATAAGAACAGAGAGGGAGAAAGCGGATGCAAGATTCCTCTGGTGTTCTTTAAAAACCATACAAGATTTGAGAATGGAAGTTACACAAGTATCTGAGGAGACATACCTCGTTGACACGGCTCAAGCTGCAAAAAAGCTTGGGGTTAGCCGCACGTATATATCTGCGCTAAAGAAAGCAGCGGGATGCAAAGGATCACACCGATTCAAGTTATCTTGGCTGACGGATTTCTTAGACAAGAACCCTAACTTTCGCGTGAGAGATTACGTAGGTAAGGAAAACAAACAGGAATCCTAATGTGTCATCCCTGCTTAAAAAAATAGACAAGCTTCCCCCGAACTTAGTGCGCGTACTAGCGCGTGACGGGCGGGCCGCGCTAACAAATAAGCAGATATCGGAACGGTCAGGCATTGCAGTTAAACGCATAGGGCAAATCAGCAAGATGAAAACTTGGGGAGGCATCCAAGTTTCTGAAGCCGCTGCGTTTGCAGACGCCTGCGGAGTTGACCTAGTCAACCAAGCTAAAACCAGAAAGTATTTAATGAGAGGCCCAGCAATGGCCCACGTTAAAGGAGCAATCAACAGAGACTATCTGTTATCCTTATTTAAACTGTGACAGTATAAGCTATGAAGAAAACAAAAACGCTACCACAAATGATAAAGGAGTACATCGGCTGGAAAAAGCTGGGGGCTTCTGACAATACAATACTTGTTTATGAGAACTACCTAAGCAAGTTTTCCAGACACTGCTTCACCACAAAGCAGAACCCGCTAGACCATAGTACTCTCCACTCGTTTCTTGTTTCATGCAAGAGGAGCAACAAGGGAGTGCCGGTTAAAGGCAACACTCTGAACGCCATCCTTACTTGCTTGAAGTCTTTCTTTAAGTACTTCTTGGAAAGCGGACAGATAACAAGGAACCCAGCCTCAATGATACCAAGGTTTAAAGAAGAGGCGGCTACCATCATCGGGTTCAAGCCAGACGA